GGGCGGTGAAGAGAATGTCCGCCGAGAAACCGACCCTGGGGCAGGTTTCGGATTTGAGCACTTCGTGACCGAATGACGTCAGCAGATCACCACCCGGCCCAAAGGGTTGCAGGGTGGCCCGGATACCCTGGATATCCGGATCCCAGGTGGGATGGACAATCTGACCCGCTAAATCGCGCACGGAGCGAGAGAACCAGTCATGATCGATGAAACAATGGATGCCATCCCACAGGGTCAGTGAAGCCTGCAGAACTTCGGGGGAGAACTGCCAACCATTGCCATCACCCGCAGTGATGCACACGATCTCGAAATCGCCTGAACTGGAGACCTGGCCAGAAGCAGCGAAACGGGCCTGGTGCCTGGTAAGATCAATTGTTTTTAATGCTGACAAATGAACCTCCTGTGATTTGTGAGTTGCATTTAGCTGATGGAACATAGGAAAAGATTACAAAAGCGCCTGTAAAACCGTCTGCTTCGGGGAACCGGAATTGGTATCGACCGGTTCTTGGGAGGCGGGAGTGATGGGCTGGCTGCCTTCTCTGCGGTCCACACCGGTACCACCGGCCAGGATCTCGTCAATGTCGGCCGTTTCACCGGCAAAGCGGTAAGTCGCCCGCAGCAATTCACGCTGGCTGATCAGTCCCATGTCGTACAGCCTTTCCAGGGCATTCAGAATGTTGACCGTGGCGATCGAGTGCGCTACATTGTCTCGGGCGGAGATATCGGCTCCAGTCAGCTTGATCTCAGCATTAGGCTGGATGGCATAGTCGACCTGGGCACGGCGGTTAACGGCCACACTGAGCAGATCTTGCAGCAGCCACACAAAGAAGTTTTGACGCTGCTCAAAACGGCGAAAAGTGGGGCCACCGGCGCTGTCGGCGGTAGTACGAGTGGAGCCTTCGGGTTCGGCCAAAAAGTGCATTGGTAAACCGACACCGGCTGCAATCAGTTTTTTGAGGGCCAGACCATCCTCTTTGGCGTCCAGGGCTTCCAGCTTGGGGGAGATGACCGACCAGATCTCGGAGGAATCCGTCACCAAGATCGACCCCGGTGAGGGCGGATCCGACGCGAGCTGGGCCTGGCGGGCTTTGCGGGCGTCTTCACTGACAAAGGACCCGGTGACCACGTACAGAAACGCGTTCCTGAACCTGTTCAGGCGCACCCGATCTTCCAACCAGGCTGAATACCGGCGCAGCCAGGGCAGCAGGGGCGAAATATCCGATTCACCCCATTGGGCACCGGCGGGGCGGTTGATGGCATAGTGCAAGACGACGGGCATAAAGGACCCATCCGGTAACTGCCAATCGGCGTTAGGGTTGAAGGCTGCATAGGTATTGGTTTCCAGGTTTTCATCGGGCTTGGTGATAAACAACAAGGGCTGCTCGATGTCGTTGGGGGTGGGGATGATTTGATCAATGTTGGTGGCGGGGATCACCCGCACAAAGGACATCCCCGCATGATCGGTGCTGAGCAAGATAAACAGGTTGCCTGTGCGGGAGAGCTCATCGCATAATTCAACAATCCTAGCGGGCATGCGGTTCAGGCGGTGCCCCCAAAACTGATCAATAAAGGCTTTGGTGTGCTGGTCTTTGCAGTCGATATCAAAACCGTTACCCACCACGTATTGACTGGTCAGCTCGACAATGCGGCGAGCCAGGGGAGAATCGCGCCAGGCTTCCAAACACTGCTCGAGTACATCCTGGCGGTTATATTCGAGGCGGTCTCGCTCGGTTTCGTCATAACGGCGGGTGCCAACGAAGAAAGTATTCTCATTTTCGTGCACCGTCAGCTGTTCTCTCATCCTTACAGGACGGTACCCAGAATTAACTTGGGAATTTGGCGCAAAAATGCGAGAAAAAAAACGTGTAAAGGCGTTTGGCATGACCTTTTAGATCCTTTCTAAGTATTTCCCGCCCGTGCAGGGCTGGTCGTCCAGGGGGCAGGTGACGGGGATCGGTTGAAACTTACCGATAAAATCATTAAGATCTTTTTCTGATCCATTGAAGCGGTTATGGTCCATGTAATGCATGGCAGCCGCGCCGATGGATTGGCCGCGGGATGCGGTTTGATGGATGAGCCAGGTGGTGACACCGATCGGGAGGGCTGGGGGGCAGGGATACTCAGGCGTATACAGGGGATAGGGCCAGGCGTAGCGATATTGGGCCAGCCACCAATGCACGGGGGGCAAAGCGGTTACACGCAAGAATTGATTAACCCACAGGGCACGGGAATAAATGATCGGGATCCGTCCAGCACGTTTGGTGAGGATGCTGACACACTCGGCGGTGGTCTGGGTGATCTTGCTGACCGTCTGCCCATGGTCCAATTCAAGATCCAAAACTAATGGTACGGTTTGAAAATCAATCTCGCCCAGGATGCGGAAGAAGTTATCCATCTGGGCTCCAGCAGGCTGCCCAGGATAAAGGACGTGATAAGCCATGCGGACCCGATTAATCCTGGCGGCTTCTGTGAAATAGTACGCAAACCACGGATCCTGATATCCCCAGGAGATGCCCGCGCGCATAGCGATAAACGAGACTTTGGGACTGTGAGCGGCGATCTGGTCAAAATTGACCAGCTTCTTACCATCCGGGGAAGTATTGTAGCGGGAGAGGTCGATGCCGAAGGCATAAGCAGCATTGGGCATGATTAAAATCCTTTCATCTCATCCAGGGGATCAGCAGCCTGGACAATCGCCGTTGGGCCGGGTAGTGACCAGGGCTTGTCGTCCAGCAAGCTGAGCATGGCTGCGGACATCACCAGGTCATCGTGCAGCAGCGCGCCGGATTCAAGATCGCGGGTGTTATCGGGCACGCCCCATTGGATGCGTTTCTCCGGTCCAGGTTGGATCTCGTACTGGCAATGGGCTAGCTGTTGAAAGAACAGCGCTTGCAGCGCTTTAAACTCGCTGGGGTTGTCCTCCATGGGCGCATAATCTTTCAGGCGGCCGCTGTCGATTAATGACAAAAAGGACCAGGCCAGGTCGGACTTTGACTTGGCTGAAAACACACAGGGGATCACCTTGGCCCCCAGTGATTTTGACAAAAAAGAAGTCAGACCGGCGCCAATCCCCGTGGCATCACACACCATATACTTGGCGTTCCACGCCACGGCGGTTTTGAGGACCTGGCTGTAAAGGTCGCTGTGCTTGACACCCACCCATAATTGGCGGTTGACAATTCGGTAGCAGGGCAGATTGACGTCTGGCCTTTTTAGGGAAGAAAGATCGACTTGGGCAATGGTCAGGGCGGTGGCATCCCGGCCGGGACGGTGCTCGTCCTGGTCCTCGCCGGCCACATCCAGCGCCATCACGTACACCCCTCCGGGTTGGGGCACCACCTGCGGCGGGTGGACCCCGCGCAAGCAGCTCTGCCGCTCGGGCGGGAACAGCCCGCCGGCCGCGTCGATATCCTCGGAGTAATACTGCGTGCGCACCATGGGATGGTTGCGTCCCAAGCGCGCCACCTGATCGGCCACAAACGCGCCGTAGGCGGGCACCTCGGGCGCCACATCCTCGCAGGTCAGCCGCCACACCCGCCGCACCCCATCCGCCCGTTCCAGGGCCAGGGCAGCCGCCGCCTCGCGCGCCAGGAGCGTATTCGAGGTCCAGGCTGTGCCCCAAAAGACGCGCGTGGCGTTGCTGGAGGCCGCCATCGGCGCGATCTCCTTATCGTACTTGTCGACCCGGATGTCCTGGGCCTCATCGATCGAGAGCAGGGTGTTGGCGGTGGCGCCCACGATATTGGCGGAGGGCGAGCCGGACAAAAAGGCGATGCGGGCGCTCCCCACCTGGTAGACATGCCCGAAATGCTTCTCCCAGCGCGCTTTCAGCACCCGGTTGCCGCTCAGAGCCGCCTCCAGGCGGTACATGGCGTTGGCCGTCTGGGGCTTCCAGGTCGGGGAGACCTGCACCATCTCGGCCCGCTGACCCGAGAACAGGGTCAGCAGGTAAGCCTGCAGCTGGGCCTGGAGCTCGTTCTTGCCCGATTGGCGCGGGAGGATCACCACGAAACTCAGCCCCTGGCCCCCCAGCACCGAGCGCAGCACGGCTCGCGCCACCGCTTCCTGATAGCAGCGCAGCGTAATCCCGCTGGCAAAGCGCACAAAGGGCACCACATCCCGCAGTAATTTCTTCAACAGGTCCTCCAACTCAGTCACATTAACCGCCTAAAAAGGTCTTCAGGATCGCCAGCAGGGACATCAACCCCGACCCACCGGAGGCCAGCCCCGAAAACAGCTTGAACTGGGTCACCCCCTCGGTGGCCGCCCGGATGCGGGTCTCATGGTCGCGCACCTGTTCCTCCAGCATCGTCAGGCGCTGGTGGTTCATGGCTGAGTGGTGGGACAATTTCGCCTCCAGGGACTGGATCTGAGCGCTCATCAGGTTGCTGGCATGGCGCAGCTGCTCGGCCAGCAGGGCGGGGGTCTTATCCTCCATGTGTGCCCCTTTCCGGCCCGGTGGCGCCGCGCAGCTCTTCCAGCACGGCCGCCATGCTGCGCGTGAGGGCCTCGCCCAGGGCATCCGCGCGTGGTTCCTGCAGCTGACGCTCGGCCTGGATCACCTTGGCTAGGCGCGTGCAGCTCAAGCCCAATACCCGCAGGGCATCCGCCAGGGCGTGCACGTCATCGACCTCCTGTGCGGCGCGCTCAAAGAAGCGCCGCATCACCACCCGCAGCATGCCGATCTCCCCCCGCAGGGAATCGCCCAGGGCGCGGTCCAGGTCGGCCAGCTCAGCCCGGGTCAGGCTTTGGTTGTAAAAACCGGCTGGGTTGTGATCGTGGGGTTGTGCCGTCATCCAGGTTCGTCCTCCGTAAGCTAGGTCAAGCGCTGTCCGGGTGCATCGCAAAGCGCGGTCATGGGTATGGGGTCAGGGCTTTCGTCACCCGGACAGCTCAGGTAGAACGTTTGTTCTAATTTAGATATAGTCTAGCATGGATGGAGGGCGTTTACAATCCGTCAAAAGCGGCTATTTTTGACCCAAAACTTGCCGCAAGCGGCAAAAGAGGGGGTAGTGGGTAGGGTGTAGGGGGTAGGAATCAGGTAGTAGGAATCGGGAATCAGGTATGAGGAATTTGGCACGCGGCCTTGGAGTTGTTCCAGTCTCTGTTTCTGCATCCACCTCGAGGAGCGCAGCGACGAGGTTCGTTGAGCAATGCGAAAGGGATCAGCTATCAGCTATCAGCTACGAAGTCCCTGGAGCAAAGCGAAAGGGATCAGCTATGCAATCCCCGGAGCATCCGCGTAGGGGACCAGCTACGAGCTACCAGCTACGAAGTCCCTGGAGCAAAGCGAAAGGGATCAGCTATCAGCTATCAGCTATCAGCTACGAAGTCCCTGGAGCAATGCGAAAGGGATCAGCTATCAGCTACCAGCTACGAGCTACCATCTACCAACTACCACCTAACACCCCCACTCAATGATAAAATAAGAGAGTTATGGCACACTTTTTTTCATCTCAACCGTCA